GTATTGGTATACTGGGGTCGGATTAAACGCTCCCATCTCACAATATAATTCGCCAACAGGAGTTTATTCTAAATATACTACTAAATTTTATTTTAAACCTGATCTTGATTACTCTATCCAGTTGGCTCCTAGATTCTTAAAGAACGAACTGGATAATTCCGCTCCATCTTACCAACAAAATGGAATAAATAAAAACATTTTAGAATTAAGTTACAACTTTTCTGATCGTTCGGACAAAGAAACGTCTGCGCTTTTGAAATTTTTAGATCAGAAGGCTGGATTTAAAATATTTGAAATTGATTTGCCTGAACCTTATAATAAGACTATAAATGTTTATTGTCCAGAATGGAATCATGCATATAAATTTAAAGATTGCCACACTGTAACAACTAAGATGTTCGAATTCAAAGGTTATTTACCATCTGATGTTTATTTTAACACGCTACTATCGCTATGATATATGTAAATTCAACAGGCAAAAATATCGGAAACTGTTTTACTGGTTTCGGCGTATCTTATCCTGTTGAAATATTTAACAGCGGAAATTCTAACGTGATTTATGGATTAAGTTTTGATAATCAAAATTCTTTTTTAACGGATTCTTCATCTTTTACTTTATCTCCGGGAAGTAGTAAAACTGTAAAATTAGAGTACAATCCTTCTTTACAAACGATTTCTGACATTCAAGAAAGTGGAATACTAACTATTTCTTCAGCTTCCACTGAAGATTCGTCTGTTGATCCCAGCGGCAATATCAGCGTATTTATTACGGGCAATAGATTCACCGATATAACCGGAGGATATCCAAGAGCGTTTTATGCTTATAAAGACAGATCAGATGGAATTCCTAAATTACAATTTTATTGGCTGCCTCCAACTGGAACTAATAATTTAAATAATTATTTCATTACTGGTTATACTCTTGATATAGCGAGTGATTCTAATTTCTCTACGCTTGTGAATAGTTATTCTATTCCTGTAGGGCAAAACCAAAATAACTCTCCAAAATACGCTACTTTTAATGGTTTTCAAGAAACTTTTTTAAATTATACCGTAAAAGATAATTTAATAGCGGATACCACTTACTATTCAAGATTATATACAACAACTAATTCTCATACCGGTATAAGTATTTATGCTAGCGGTGTCGAAACATCGTCTCCAGTTTTGTCGCAAGAAGTTTTAAATGGATATTCTGGCTCGCCAATTGATTTAAAAATAAATAAAACAGGACTTAATATATATATTGATCTTGGTATTTATTTGGATTTTGATCTTTTTTCTTCTATAAAGAAATTTGGCGGTACCAATTTCGCTTTGTATTCTGGAGTGAATGTTTATTTTTCTCAAGGTTCAACTTTTAAAGCTTCTAAAGCCTCTACTTATGCGGTCAATTTAATAGGTTCTCTTAATAATTTAACTGGCGATTCTAATGGTACAAATATAAATTTTTATATACCTAAAAATGTAAACTTTTATTCTGTAGGTGGTAATGGTGGCGTTATGGAATGGGGCACATCAAAAGAAAACAATCAAGCTAGTAATGGTGGAGATATTTTTAATTTATCTTTAACTTCTTCGGTCAATACACTTTCGCTTACTGATTTAAATTATTATTTTATAAAAGATTTTCAATCTGATATCAATGCTGGCGGTGGAGGATCAAGAGGTGGGCTTTTGCAATTTGGATTAAACGGCAACTCATCAATTATTACGATTGATAGCATGAGAGATTTAGAAAATCCTCCCGGCGTTACCACAGCAAATTATGCAGTTAATGGAAATGATGCTTTAGATATAATTTCTTTCAATGGAATGAGGACTTGGCTGGGAGATGGTTACAACTATCTATATTATTCTCCTGTTCCGCAGGCTCTTTATAATGTTACATTCACGACTCCTTCCGCTGGGTATGGAGAAAACGGATCTAATAATTTATTATGCTTTTTTAATAGCACAAGCACCCCTAACGTGATTAAGTCTGCATTAGTTAGTCAAGGAAATTTCGGCGTTCTATTAGACGGAACATCAGCCGCTACTCCATATATTTCTTTCAATACCAACCCCATCTCCACTAAAACATCTCCCGGAAAAGTAATAAAAACAAATGCTAATACAAAATGTTTTTTAACTACCAATAACGTACCTTTACCAACGAACATAAAAAAATTAAGTAATAGTTTGCCTGTCGATAATATTCAATTTAGAGCGCTCGATTTAGCTGGAACCACTTGGAATTCTTTTAGCCCTGCTACTCCCAACGGGTTCATTTTCGCTAGCACACCCACAGTCGATAGCAACTATCATTCAATAGCTTTAAAATGTTTACCTTTTGCAGATACAGAATTTTCAACTAAGTCATTCACAAGCTCTAATAATGATACTTTTAATACTGCTAATTTCGATATCTTTTTATTAGTTAGTTTGGAATTTCCAGCTATTACAGACGCATCAATTTTTAAGACTAAGATATTAGACTGGTACACTACCGGAACTGAAAATACAACAGCTGTTAATTTGACGTTTAAAAAGTTAACTTCTCCAAATTATTCTTATCAAAGCGAAAATTTTGGATTTAGCGCTTTTTTTAATCCTTTAAGAAACAAGAGTTTTGCGAATACTTATTCAAATAGCCCCACAAATCAAGTATCTTTTGGCAAGTCTATTACTAATTCCACATCTTATTATCCATTGCTTATAAATATCAATCGAAGTGGGACTTCCTATAGGGTTTTAATAAATAATGTTTTAGTTAGTACTTATTTTTGCGATGTTTCTGAATTGATTACGACTTCTTCTGCAACCACTTTGCAGATAGGAAATATAAATTCGTCAAGTGATAAAGTTGCTAAAGTTAATTATTTTGATATTCTGATGTATAATAGATATTTATCAGACGCCGAAAGATTAGATGTTTGTAGTTATTATCTTTATAACTATTATAATCTTTTTGCGGGCCAAAGTTCTCCTTTGAGAATAGATTCAACTAATTTCAGAGTGCCTAACTTTTTTGGATTAGCGGGAAATAAGAATATATAATTATGTCAAGTCTTTTTAAACTAAACAACTACGTTGTTATAGATCTTTTCGAAATAGAGCTTGATACCAATGAAGGGTATTTAAGATTTCATGGCTCGAAAAATTTTGAAAAAAACTTGATTTTTCAAGGTAAAGAATATCTGTTTATACCTTGCGAGCTTTCAACGTTGGAGAAATCTATAGATGGAAAACAAACTAGGCCAAAATTAAAGATCTCTAATATAAATAATTATATTTCTCGTGTTTTTTATGATCGTCATGATTTAATAGCTAAGGGTTTTTATAGAAAAAGAATACTAGCTAAAGATTTAGACGCTGTTAATTTCACTAATAGTATTAATCCTTTTGGCTCCAGCATTTTTAATACTTATATTTCTCTTGATAAATTAATTATTAATAGAAAAATTTCGGAAAACAAAGAATTTATAGAAATAGAATTATCTTCTTCTATCGACGTAGAAACGGTTTTCGTACCAAATAGAAAAATCAATAATGACACTTGTGTTTGGAAATATAAATGTTTTGGATGTAATTATGGAAATACTGCCGATTATCAAGGCCCAGTTATAAAAGCTTTTCCATCGGCATCCCCATTTCCTTCTCAGGTTTGGTTTAAGCAATCGTATTGGGCGGGTGGTGGCCCAGATTTAGGACTTCCGATTGCAGATGAAAATGATAAAACATTTTTAAGCAGTTATCAACCAACTATTTTAACCGATAGTTACAATCTTACAGAAATTCAATATTTAGGGGCGTACTCTTCTACGCAAAATTATTTAGGTGGTCACTTTATTTATGTTGATAATTTATCTAATATAGATTTTAATACCGATCAAAACACTTTACAACCCCTTGTAAAACCTAAACGTTTTTTCATGTGCGTTTCAGACAATACCTCTGGAAAATATCCAGAACAAAATACAGACGTTTGGAAAGAAGATAAGTGCTCTAAAACATTAAAAGGATGTCTTTTAAGGTTTAATGATTACATTACTGATAAAAATAATCCCGGTAAAGCATTACCTTTCGGTTCTTTTCCGGCAACATTTCCATATGAAAATCAAACTGCAACATGATATTTTGGATAAAATAAAACAAATATGCGAAAAAAATCCTGATTTTGAAAGTTGTGGGTTTGTCGTCGAAAAAGACTGTGTTTTGCACGTTTTAGAGCAAAAAAATGTTCATCCCGATTCAAAAAGTTATTTTGTAATATCGCCGATTGATTTTCTAAATATTAAAAAGGATTTTGCTATTAAGTATGTTTTTCATTCTCATGTTAACAATCCTAATTTTTCTGATTTTGACGTTAAGTACCAAAAATACTACAATATAGATATGGTTATATATGACATATCATCTAAAACGTTTAATTTTTTAGAGTGTAAATGATTATATGGTTAATATTAAACTTCATGGAATTTTTGAAGAATTCGTCCCTACCGATTGGCAATTAAATGTTCAATCGATAGCTGAAGTTTTTGAGGCTATAGAGTCTAATACTGGAAAATTAATAAATACATTAGGTATTCTTGAAGAATATATTTCTTATTTTATTATCTATTTAGACGATAAAATAGTACCTCCTGAATATTTTCATTCTCCTATTGTTAAAAAAGATTCTAAAATACAAGTTGTTCCTTTGATTATGGGATCAGACCCATCAGGGGGAATTTTGACTGCTTTATTGATGATGGCTATTGGAACTGGTATTCAATTTTTAGTAACTAAATTATTAACACCAAAATCGCCTGTTGATATAAAGACGACTTCTATGTTTTTTAATAATTACGAAAACGTAGCAAAAAGAAATGTTGTGGTCCCAATAGGTTATGGAAGATTAAAATTAGGCACTGTTGTAGTGTCTAATGATTTAAATGTCTCTTTGATTGCGAGTTCAGACCAAACCCTTTAATTAAAATGGCTACAGATACTACGATTTATGTTCAGTCGGATATTTTAAGTAAGATTAATCCTTATCACCATCAGTATATCTTTGAAACATTACAGACTTATTCCTCAACTGATGTGTTATGCGAAGGACCTATCGAAGGATTGTGCGATAAAAAAGGAAATACTGTCAATTATATAAAAAATAGCTCTAATAATGATTCAGTTTTGCAATATGGTATTTACCTTAATGATGTATCGGTTAGAGATAAAACCTCAAATTTATTGAATTTTACAGAAAGTAACTTTGATATTTACTTAGGTAATGAAGTTAGTAAATTAAAAACCATCGCTTCAACAGTTTATTCTTATAAGAATCATCTTTATGATATTTCTAAAAGTATGGATTTAACCGTTTTAACGTCGGCATCAACTGCTGTTGTAACAAATAATTATTCCGAAGGTCAAGATAAAAGTCCATTTATTGCCTGCTTAGATTCAATTGTTCAAAGCTCCAACATTTTTAATCATTATGTTAAAAATAAGTATTCTACAAATTTTAAATTGTTAATTTCTGTTGATGAAGCTTTTTATATTGGCGGAAAAGGGGATCAGTATGTGAATCCAATATCTTTTGGTATTATATTTACAAACTTAACTAAAAAAACAAAAGTATATTTTAATTTTTATGGTAGCGTTTTAGTAAAAGGGTCTTCTAGTCACATCCCAGTTTATATTGACCTTGCAAATGCGGATATCAATCAAGATAATGAATTCTTAATCTCTGTTTTTAGCACATCAGTAAGAATTAGCGGTTTAGATACGAATCATTTTAGAAAAATATCTATCGATTCAATAATTGAATATGTTAATTATAACTTTTCTTATCCTTATTCTGTAGTTTGTAAAACTCAAGTGAGTGCGCGTCATTTTAATTCTATTCCCGTAAGATCTTTTGATTGTAAGTTGCTAAAAATAAGAATTCCTGAAAATTATGATAATGAAGCTAGGGAATATTATGGCTCTTGGTCTGGTAATTTCGATAAAGCTTTAAAGTGGTCAGATAATCCTGCGTGGATATTTTATGATCTTTGTTTAAATGCTAGATATGGGTTAACGAGGGGTACTTTTACAGAAAATGATATTAGTAAGTGGGAGGTGTTAAAAATATCTAAATATTGTGATGAATTAGTCGCCACTCAAAATCACACTAAGTACTTTCCCGCTTCTTTTGTTATAGGAAGTGGCAACACGATTACAATTAACACTTTAGATTCTATAGATGTATTAAATCTAAAGTATCCAGTAGGAAATCTTTTATATATTTATGGAATTACTCCAGCTTCTGTATCAACAAATTATAAAAAAATAATTCTAGAAGTAACTACAAACGGCACTACTGCAACATTAACTTTATGTAATGATTTTGGAGTAAGGAAGTTTTTAGAATACGATAAGTCAGGAATTTTATTACAAACAATAAATGTTAAAATAAAAAGCGACCAATATTTCAACTCTCAAGATAAAATCAAACAATTTTTAATTAAAAGCCTGATAGGCGCCACTGGAGTCTCTTTAACTGAAGATTTATTAAAGAGATTTAAATATCCTGTAATTTTTGACGCCTCTTTAAATATTACTGGTGGTTCATGTGTCGCACAGCAAGATTTTTATTTACCTTATTTAGAACCTCGTTTTTCAGCTAATATTTTAATTAATAATGAATCCCAAGGATTGAAAATTTTAAATGATTTAACTTCAATTTTTAGAGGAATGTATTATTTTCAGAATGGATATTTAAATATCTCTTCAGATATTAAGAGTTCTGTATCTTATATTTTTTCTAATTCTAATGTTAAAGATGGCCTTTTTACTTATGCCACTCAAACTGCTGAAAATAATTATTCAACAGCTAAAATAACATACTTGGATTCTAATGATAATTTCAAAGATAAAATTGTTATCGTTGAGGATTCGACTTTGGTAAGAAAATTTGGACCCCTTGATAAAGAGATTTTGGGTTTTGGTGCCACTTCCAAAAGCCAAGCAAAAAGATTAGGAAGATGGTTCTTAGCGACTAATAAACTAGAATCTCAATTATTGTCTTTCAGTGTTGGTTTGGAGGCTACAGTTTTAAAACCCGGCAGTATAGTTAGAGTCGCAGATAAGCTTAAAAATCAAAATGTAGTATTTGGAAAAATATCGGCAATCGATAATGTTAATAAATTCATAACAATAGATCGTCAAATTCCAGAAAACTGTGCTGTTAAAAAAATAAGAATTTATTCTGAAAACCCATCTTATAATTCTGACGCTTCTGAATCTACAAATGAATTATTTTTTGACATTGCATCAGTAGATAATATGAATCAGAATATTTATATCAACGATACCTATTCTAACTTTAGCTTCATTAGATCTGGAACAGTTTTCGCTATTTATCTTGATGATGAAAATTCACAAACTGGAGATTTATATAGAATCATATCCATTCATGAAAACAACGTTAATGAATACAGTATTTCAGCAATGAAGTATTCAGCTGAAAAATTCGACATTACAGAAAAAGATCAGTATGTAGATCCAGATCAGTATCGAGCAAAGCAGATATCGTTTGGGTCGAATGATCCAATTGCCGCCGTGAACTTTTCTTCAGCTGATGTATCAAGTTTTACTTCTTTTAATGCAAGAAATTATATAGATATATTTTCCACTTCTTATGATTATTCATTTTTTATAGAAAGAGAATATCTAGAGCAAGACTTTGCGGCTCAAAAGTATCAAGATTTAATAATAGATTTTAATGCCATTTTTAATATGTCTATTTTATTAAATAATACTAGTGTTTCTGGGGTTTTGTGCTCTGTTACTAGAAATGGTAAAATATTGAAATTTAAAGTTTTAAAATCAAATCCTAAAATAATAAAAATATGTTTGGGCGAAAGCCCCGTTGGAGATGCGAATATAGCCGCTTATGTTATTGATTTTTATACTTTTAATGTAAATAATCAACTATTTAATGTGTAATATCAATATATGCCGTTCGTAACGAATCCAAATGCTCCTCAGTATAATGGTGTCTTTCAGATTCAGAATTTAATCTTTGACAATCAAAGTGTTTATTCTTCGTATTCTACCGACATTAATCCGTCGATTTTTGGATTTGATCCTAGTTTGGCGTTTGTAAGCGGTAATTTGGCTGAAACTACAGTTTCTTTAGCTTGGTCGGTAATTAATCCGATAAATAATAGCTTATCTACACAATCGACAGTAAATGATTATGCTTTTTCAGGATTTTCTGCTAATATTTATGATTTAAATAGGAATTTAATATATTCTTACCCTAGTAATTTCAGAAACACTCAATTTTCAATAGCTGTTTCTAATTTGCAGGATATTTTTTCGGCATATACAGGATCTTCTGGAATTGCCAGTTTAAATCAATTTTATATTGATGTAGTAGCTACGGATTATTACTCCGGAACATCAACTGGTACTGCGTATGTTAATTTTGTTAATCCTGATGTCGCGAACGTTAATATTCAAGGAATTTACAATCCTAATTTATCAGTTTCTTACGCCAATTACAATTTAATCAGATCGGTTGACGCTTATTTAACAACGGGTTATGTTTTTGACCCAAATAACGATATCTATCTAAAGAAAATAAGTAAACAAGGATTATCTAGCAATTCAATACAATTGCCTAACTATGGCGATTTGGGCTTGACTCAGCCTTATTTCGTTCATTTAGTGGGTTCTAATTACCTTACTACTGGCAATAAATATGTATTTTCTGGTATTAAAACATTACCTTTCGATCCAACGGTTTTTCCAACTGGATTAGATAATATAACTGGTTATGTTTCGGCGACTCCAAATTCTACAGATAAAAATTTAAATCTAGAGATTTTCGTTAAATGGGATAAATTAACTGCGCGGCAAAATGCTGATTTTGAAATAAATATTTTAGAAAGCGGCGCAAATTCTATTTTTTATACCGATTTAATATCTAATCAGTTCCCAGAAAGTCTTTCAGATATATATCCCGGAACTGGCACTGGAGTTGTTGGTACTGGCGTAATTTTCTCTTCTTATTCTAATTCTGGTGTTCAATGGGTTGATCATACATTATACCCTGATTTTTTTAGTTCTTTGCCTGCCGGAACTTATCCTACAGGCAGAGATTTAAAATATATTACTGAAATAAGAATTCCTTCTGGATACACTGCTAATTCAGAAGCTTATTTGATTTATAATTACGATTATAGCTCTAATAATTTTTATTTTTATCCTAGTGGCGGCCAATATAATGGAACAATTTATACCGGAACTTATTCTGGATCTGCGTATTCCACGGCTTATGCAAATAATGTTTCTGGACCAATTAATTCTAACATTTTTAGAACTGGAATTTTAATAGCAAAAAGAGTCACTGGATTATCTGATTTTGTTTATAATACGTTCGAGCCGAGTTATCTTTTTCCAATCAAAGAAGATTATAATTATTTCATAAAAGCTAGAGCAATAAATTCAGCAGAAGATGTTTCTTTATTCTCTAATACTTTATTATTTACTAGCGCATACATAAATAATGCAATCAATCATACCAGTTTAAGTGGAAAAAAGGTTTTAATTGGTTCGGGAACTACTGGATATATTCCCAAGTACAATGGAACAGATGTTTTAGGGAATAGTTCATTATATTACAGTGGCAGTAGTTTATTATTCGACGCTTTGCCAGCTTCAACAACGACAGCAGTTCAATATTTAGTTGTAGAAAACAATACAATTAAATTACAAACTGGATCTTCTGGCTCTTCTTCAACTGGAGGTTCTTCTGGTTCGAGTGGCTCTTCTGGATCATCTGGCTCAAGCGGTTCTTCTGGCATCAGCGGAAGTTCTGGTTCTTCAGGCTCAAGTGGTTCTTCTGGTTCATCTGGTACGAGTGGTTCTTCTGGTTTGTCTGGCGCAAGCGGTTCTTCTGGTTCGTCTGGTACGAGTGGTTCTTCTGGTTTGTCTGGCGCAAGCGGTTCTTCTGGTTCGTCTGGCACAAGCGGTTCTTCTGGCACCAGCGGAAGTTCTGGTTCATCTGGTTCTTCAGGCTCAAGCGGTTCTTCTGGTTCATCTGGTACGAGCGGTTCTTCTG